TTTGGTAAAGCTTGGAAAGCTTTCGGTTTTGGAGCTCGTTTGATAAACCCAATTGAATTATTGCCAATTGCATCAAGAGTCGTTTTTGGCAAAGATATTGAAACTGGTGAAAAAGTATCTGGAAAGGGAAGGCTGAAAGAGGTTGGTATTCTTGCCGGTGCTGTTGTTGCTCTTCTAACGGGTGCAAAACTATTAAAACCAATTGCAAAAACAGTTGGCACAAAGGTTGCACCAAATCTAGTTTCTAGGATTTCTAAATCCCTTGCGGGACGGGGCGATGAATTGTACGCAAGAATGAATCTTGGCAATTCTCTTTCAAAGACACCCTCATCGGTTGCGGGAGCTCTGGGGCTTTATGCAACTCCAGAATTAAGCAAGCTTGGATCTTTTATGCAAGGGCAGGTAATGCCAAAAATGCAAATAAAAGAACCTTTAATTAATAAATTTATTAAACCAGCAAAATTGAACTTAAAAGCTATTAAAGATCAATTGGCTTATAGGAAAATGGCCAAAGAACACTTTGGCAGTGTTCGTGAGTTGGAAGATACTTTTATAAATGTTTCTTATGGAACTTCCCCCCCTCGGTGGCGAAGTGCGGCCTTTGATATATTGAGACCTGGATCTGATATTCCCCGCCCTCCTTGGGGACAGATGCAAGGAGATCCCCCTAGCCCAATTTTCAATGCTTTAGTGGCAAGTGAGCGAAGGGAAGAGCTTCTTGATTTTTTGAGATCACAACCGGCCAATCGGAATTACTCAATTGATCGATTTTTCCGAGGTCCCGCCCGAATCCCAAGACCCCCATCATTTCGTGACGCTTTTTTACCAGATGAACCGCCACAATATGAGTCATTTCTTCAAAAGTTTTTTGCTGAAAGGTTTGTAAGCCGAACTCTTGGCAGTCTTTTAATACAAAAATATTCTAATTTTACTAATTATATAAAAAATATACCAAATAATTTTAGGTCTTATTTTGGTCTCAATAATCCAATATTAGACACAAATATAACTTCCAATTATAGGCGCGTCGTGGACGACTATCTGGGAATTGATCGGTGGATTTATCAACGTCCGCAATCACCCAGCCAACGCTCAGATCCTCTGATGGGTTTCCCAGCATTCGGCTATAGACCACTGTCTCCAGGGAGGATGAGAGACCTCACGCCCGTTGAATTGAGACCAACACTAAAGAACCCCATAGCAAGACCAACAAGCCCACAAAGACGAGCGCTAGAGGAGCAGCGAGAGTTGTTGCTAAGACAACAAGAAGAAGCCATGAGGATTGCAACCCAAGTTGAAAGAGGAATAATGATTGGCTCTCATGGTCCATTGACTACTTCAGATAGGCTTGCTGAAATTAGACAAACCCTTGACCGGATGTATTCGGCTAATTTGCCTGGAGCGAATCAGACGCTTTCTGCGGCTGATATTCCAGGTATACCTAGAAGAATTCCTCTTACTTGGCAAGAATACGGGGAAAGTCTTCGGATAGATCAAGAAGGTCGAGCATTAATTGATGAATTATACTCTACTACAAGAATAAGAGATGTGTTAAATCAAACAGATCCTGTCGCAGTTCTTGTAAAAAAAATTTCTGAATTTGTTCGTAGATCAATACCGTTCTCAAATGAATTGACTTTAGATGAAATTAAAAGAATAATAAAACAAGCAGAAAAAGGAAATGAATATGTTTTTGGTCTTGGCCCCGATCCTGACGGCTTTAATGTTTTTCAATTATTAGATGAAAAAAGACGAACAGACATACTAGATTTCCTGAGGAATATGGATCCCGCCTTTGCCCCGAGGGGCGATATGAACTTACTTTCGGACCCTCAGTCTGAAGCAGTGTTTAGGAGACTTATTTCTATGAGTTATCACACTGGAGGGAATGAGATAGGAATTTCAGGTCTCTATTCGGCAAACGACCCAAGGAACCCGATGGCGAACCGCTCTACATTAAAAGCAATGCTCAAAAGTATGGCATTTCTTTTTGATAGGGTTATTGTTCCTAGGAATATAACTATGGCCAGATCAGGTAGCACAAATCCTTTTTCTGAGAATTTTGGTCGGTCTGTTCGTGAGATGTTGCCTGGTGTTGACTGGCGAATAACTGGGGGCGATCTCGCTGGTACCCAAAACGATATTGCGCAAACGTGGTTAAATATACCCTGGAAAGTAAAGATGTTGGACCTTTGGAGGGGCAGTCATATTGCCCTACAGAAGAATCCATTATCTGATATGTATGAAAGATTAAGAGTGGAAACGGTTGTTGCTCACTTAGCGCAGTATCGCAACCAAGCTAGAGGAATCTTAAAACCATTGCAAGAAAAGATTCCAACAAATACAAGAGTACATCCAGATGCCGCTGATGGTGCTTCTTCTCCATGGGCACAACCACTGCCAAGAAGAATAGCAACTAATTCCACAAGAAGAGCTGAAACATCTGAAACTCAGCAGCATGCAGACTCCATGAGAGACATTGAATTAGAAAATGCAGAAATGGCATATAGAGAAGCAGAAAGAAGAGCCATTGAAGAGACGGCCGCGATCGTGGACGAGATGAGAGAAAACGTTAACAGAACCTTAAACAACATTCGCCTTGTCTTGAGTTCAGAAGAGATAGCATATATTCAAAGTTCAAGAGAAGATGAGATACAAGAACTCCTAGACCAGCTGCGGATCGAGAGAGGTCTCCCGCCCGATCCTGACGGAAGTTTTACTGGTGGTTTAATCCCAAGATTCTTTAAGGGTGGAATTGTAAAAGAATTTGGAAAACAAATAGGGGAAAACAAACAAGTTGCACAAGAAAGAGCTGAATTTGAAAAACAAAAGAAAAACGGTGGTTTATCCGAAAAATGGTGGAATTTGGTACAGCCAAAAGAATCAGCGCACGGCTGGGCAGAGGACGCGGATAAAGTTGGCTATACTTCTAAGAAAAAAACTGGTGGCTTAAGTATAAATAATAAAGCTTGGAAAGACTTTGGCGGTACATTGCTATACGGCAATCCACAAACAGCAGGTCAAGCGTCCCCTTTGCAACAAATGCTGGTTGCTAATAGAATGGCTGCTCTTGGTTGGGACTCTAATTTTATGGACGAAAACTGGACCAAGAAAACTGCTGACACTAAGAAAGATTCGGTAGGTCTTGGGGGCTGGACTACTATAGCAAAACCAAATGAATCAAAAAAATTAAGACTTGAGGGGTGGAAGCCAAGATCGGAAAAGGCACTTCGTAACCCGCTTGATTGGGATGCAAAATCAAGAAAAGAATTTTTCCCCGGCGGAGAAGATGTTTATAGAAAAAGACAGCTTTACTTAGACGGGTACCGAGCAAAAGGACGCTTCCAAGGGGGGCGGATCACAGGTCTGTCGGACCTTGGAGTGCCAGCAATTCTTCATGGCGGAGAATATGTTATTAACAAAGCATCAGTTGATAAATACGGTATTGATCTCCTTTCAAGAATAAATAAAGGGATATTTAGTGGGGCTAAACAATACAAAGTCGGTGGCTATGTCAGCAACATCTCTGTCCCGGAAATACCAAAGTATGTTCCACCAATGTCAACATATGCAAAAATTGTAAACGGAGGAGTTGGAGTACAAAGTCTAAATTCTGAAAGTACTCATAATTATAACTTCTATGTTGATAACTTTATTGGTGAAAAAGAATGGTTTAATTCAATGATGAGGGAATACAATGTAAAGGTTGTCCCAGCCAACCAAAAACAAGCCGGTCTTGAATCAAGGGTTATAACAACATATAATGGCTTGAATAGAGGAATGTAATGACAATTGTAAGTTTTTTGTCTTTAAATAATCAAGAAATTACCGAGCAGGGCCGACAAATAAATGATGTGATAAACATTAATGCCTCAGAAGTTGAACTGGACTCTGGCTCCAAAAGAAGATATTACAGGTCTATTAAAAGAACATTTTCTTTTCAATGGGATTATTTGCCATCTCTTTCTTCAAAAACAATAGACAATAGAAAAGGGCGGGATTATTTAAAGTCGCTTACAGCAATTGCAAATAAAATACCAATGAAAATAAAAATTACAGCAGATGAGAATGCTGAAACAATAGATGTATATCTCCAATCTTATTCGGAATCTCTTATAAGAAGAGAAATTTCTCAAGGTTGTGATTATTATAGAGTTAACATGGTTTTTGAGGAAGTGTAATGTCTAACGAAGAATTTACATATGAGATTACAGCAAATGCTTCTGGTGAAAAGTTCTACAACGGAGGCCCAATTATCGGAATTGCTGCCGTCCTTTCTATTGAGTCAGAACAAACAGCAGTTGCAGGAAAAATTGTAAAAGCAGACTCTGCTCTGTCGTTTGAATCAAATCTAACCGCTTTGGCTGGTCTAATTCAAACAGTTAGTTCAATACTCAGTATTGATGGCGCAACGGTCGTTGTTGGAATTTACATTTTAAAAGCTTTGGTAATTGCCGATGCGAGTGTGGACCTAAGCGCAACTTCTCTTGCCATTAGGTATGCCATACCAGCGACGCAAACAGGCAATCTTTCTACAAACATTACATCTTTAAAAATAATAAAGGCTGCTGTTAATCTTGATTCAAATTTAAACACAACCATAAATGCAAAAATTATCAAACTCTTAAGTGCAAACCTGTCTGGTTCTTCGTTGTTTGTGTTGCTGGCTGGCGAAATTCTTTTATTAAAAGCAAATTTGTCAATAGTCACAGGTCTGGTTGTTGCTGACATACTCAGAATAACCTCAACAAGCCGCTTCCCAGGTTCAATTGTTTCTTTAATCGTTTTAGACGACAAGCCTCTCACCGCTCAAAATAGAAATATTAGTTATGATGTTGGTCAAGTAAAAGTTGAAAAAATAAATTGGAATTCTAAAAAATCTAGATATTATAAATCAAGTACTCCAAATAAAATGGTTGTAAAAATTGGCTGGGAATGGTTGCCATCTAAAAAATATGAAACTTTTGATAAAAGAGAAGCCAGGGATTATATAAGAGAAATTGCAAGCGACATGAATTCTCATATTTTGAAAATTATAAGTTACGGTACGAATCCTCAAGATTTGCCGGTTGAGACGAGTTATAATGTATTTGTAAAGTCCTACACAGAAGACATTGTGAGAAGAGATTTAACTCAGAATGTTTATTTTTATAAATGCGATTTAGAGTTGGAGGAAGTTTAATGCTAACGCAAGATATGCACGGCAAAACGCTGTCCAACTCATTTTCTAGTGCTACGAATGCATATGCACAAAGGGTCAAACCTAAAATTTTAATTACATTTTTAGATAATAGACATGTAGAAAATCTTACGATAGCAACAAATGATACATATTCCAACACATCTCGGGGGACTAGGAGTACTCAAATGGCGGGGACCACTCTCCAATCTGGGTTTTACTTTAAACCGGAACAATCAATGAGCGGTTCTGAACGCCAAACTTTTGCTTGGGCTGTCTGTAATGATAAAGATGAGCACGGTCAAGTTATTAGAGCAAATGGCAACTGGTACGCAATGCCATCAGACACAGAAGATAATTTTAAATTTGGTTGGAGATCAAATGCTAAATCAACATCATCAACATATGCCGATGGCGGTTTTGCGTTTACTACATCCCCTTATGTTGAGTATACTTTTACACAAAGAAAAATAAATAAGATAAAAATTGTAACATCTGAATATTTCGGCAAGGTTCAATGGTATAGAATAGAAGCTTACAATAACACACTGTCAAAAATTTATGATCAGTACGGTGAAATGGGCAAAGACGAATATTATAAAATTCATAATATTCCAGATACTGCTGGAACATACGATATTTATCAAATTAAACTTACAATTTTAAGTACTAGAAATAAACTAGACAATGCTCGGATAATGGAAGTTGTTCCAATTTATGAGGTTGATGTTACAGACTATGTAATTAGTCACTCAGTGGATAGGGTGGGGGAATTGTATGAAAATTCCATTCCTATCGGAGGAGGTGGCTCAAGCACGGCCTCTATTACTCTTGATAATACAACAAAACATTTCAGTCCTTTTAATGATAATTCACTATACGGCAAGTATATGAAAAAAGATCTTAAAGTTAACATATATAACGGTTGGCAAATTGTAAAAAGCAACTCTTTACTCGTTAACACTGTTTTGACAGCAAACATGAATACGACCTCAAACAGCCTCACAGTTTTGGACGCGGCAGGATTTTTGAATGGAAATGCAACAAACAACTTTATTTTGACAATTTCTCCAAACAAACTAAATGAAGAAATGGTTTTGTGCTCCACAAGAACAGATAAAACCGTGACAATTTTAGAACGCGGGTTTGGTACGACAACAGCTTCTTCTCACACTTCTGGAGAAGTTGTGTCTTTTGATCCTTTTGAATACATTGACTTTGGAGAATTCTATATTGATGAGTGGACTGGCGGAAGTTCAATGGAGGTTTCTGTTAAGTGCATTGATAAAACAAAATTTTTAACTGAAAAACAAATTACTAAAGGTTTCCATATTCAAAACGCAACTGTTGGAGAAGCCATTGAAAACTTAATGATGTTGACAAATATTTCAAAAAAAGAATCAAATCAAATCTATCCATTCAACGATTATGGAAGAAAAAACGCAATTGCGCTGTATTCGTTTTCAGAATTTTCTCCAGATAAAACGGGTGTGGCAATCACCCCAGGACAGGGGTTGAGACTGCGTGCTTGGAAAATTGAAGTAGGTAAAGAAAACACTCTTAAAGATATTGTCGCTGACGCTCTTGACCGAGAGCTTTCAGCATACGACAGGGCTTTAAGAATTAAACCTTACATTCCTGCTTCTTATGTTTCATACAGCACCTCTGCGTCGGGCGTTTACGGATTCAACTCAAACACTCAGTTGTGCCTAGACATTTCAGATTTTGCTTTTATTCCAAGTATTAATGGAGTTTTGCAAAGCGTAAACTCAACAGCTCAAAGTGAATATTTTAATGGGGTTGTTGACGGATATTTTGTTCCTACTCAAAGTGGAGACTACTCTATTAATATTTCAACAAGAAATGCGGGGATTAGGGCGTACTTAGATAATACAATAATTCTTGATTATTGGAATTTAAATGCAACGGCAACTGCAACAAGAAATTTGACATCTTATGAATATTTGGGATTCTATTTAAATTTAGATGCCGGTGTGCCTTATAAATTAAGAATTGAATTCTACCATGGAGCTGGCGCTCAAGGTAGCGGGAGCAGTTTCCAATTGAAACTATATAGCCAACTTTCTGGGTCAGGTCAAGTGCAGATCCCCGTCAGTTCTGCGTACACAACTGTCGCAGAGGATGCTGTTGGCTCAAGAAATGTGACATCTGTAAAAAATTCTAAAAACAGAAATCATTACAGAAATGACGGAAAGTATATTGGTCCTGTTGAAATTAATCAAACAACCGGACTTGTTTCAGAGCCAGGAAGCAAATCTGTAAAAGTTGTAACGTCTTCTTCCATAGTAATTCCTTATGACGAATCTCTAGATTTAGAAAATACAAATTCTTCTAAATATAACGATGGAGAATTTACTATTGAATTATATGTAAAATTTCCTAATGGAACTTTTAGCAATAGCGGAACATATATAACAAATGTAACTACAGCAAATTCCGTTAATTATGGTTATACATTTTTTTATAATAACTCTGGAAATGGTTTTACATTAAATGGTAGCAATGGAAATAAAATAGTATCTACAAATACGGCCTTAGATCCTGATAAATGGCAACACATTTGTGTAACAAAAAAAAATAAAGTTATAAAATATTATTTAAACGGCCAACATAAAGCCACAGAAAGCAACTCCATAGTTTCTACATTTGGTTTGGGAGACATCACAATTGCTAATGCTGGTAAAGATTTTTTAATTGATGAGTTGATTATATATAACAAGTGTTTAGATGGAGACGAAATTCGCAATAGATATATTGCAACACAAATTAAACCACTAACAAAATTTCCACATTTATACGGAAACGAAAAGAGTGTGAAGGCAATTATTGATGATATTGCACTTGGTGATTTTGGCAGATTCTTTGTTGATGAAAATAATAAATTTACTTATTACCATTTTTATAGATTTTATGAACCATCAATTGACCAACACTACTCTGTGCAAAAACAAATATCAGGCAACTCTCACATCGTTTCAGCAGAATATAATGTACAATTACAAGTTAATAAAGTAACTGTTGAGGTTACAGACGAAATTCCTGCTTTGACATCCAGGAGACCTGTGTGGAACGCAACAGAGGGCTCTACACTTGGTGCTGTTACTTTAAGAAATAATATATCTTCATCATCTAATAGCATACCTGTAAATACAACAAATACTCCTCCTTTTAGTCAAAGCGGTTATATTAAAATAAGTAACGAAATTATTAAATATAATGATTTAGATTCACAAAATTTTTTAAATGTTGAAAGAGGGATGTTTGACACAACACCATCTGCTCATTATGCAAACGATCCTGTCAGAGAATCTAGGTATTATGAAATTAAATATGAAGGAGCCCCAGTTTTTAATATCCTGTTCCCTTTCGTTACGGCAGCAAACGCTGCTTTTAGATCGCCACCGCTTCTGGAAATTTCTAAATTCAACACAACGCCGTATTTTGCCGAACTCGTTTTATCAGCGACCTCGGCGCTTCCTAGCGGTAATCTAGCGTACATTCAGGGCACAAACCCTTTAACGGGGGAGCAAGAGGCAACATCTATCTCTGGTGTCCCAGTGATTGGTCAATCTGGTTCTAACCAAGTTAAAAAACAAGTGGCATCTTTGTCTGAATCTATAAGAAGATATGGTTTAAAAGAAGTCGTAATTAATAATCCATATATTATGGACCCTGTAAAAGCACAAACCATAGCAGATTTTTTAATATCAAAATTTACAACACCAATGCCTGTCGTGGATGTTACGAGCATTGCCATCCCGCAAATTCAAATTGGTGATAGAATTGAAATAACTGAATTGTTAAGTTTGGATATTACAAATGTTAGTTATTGGGTTATTTCTCATAGCATTTCTTTTGGCGACACAATTGAACATAAAATTTTATTAAGAAAGGCGGAGTAATGGCATCAGAAAATTCAATTTATTTTCAAGCAACCGGCGGTCACAGCCATAATGGTATTAATTCTACATTGATTGATGTTGGCCAATATTCTGTTTTTGATTTTACAACCAGCACTGTTGGTTCCCCCACTAGAATCACTCGTCAGGAGCAAAATAGAATTAATTTTGAAGACTTTATTGTCAGAACTATACAGTCTAAAGTTTTACAACCGGCTGGTATTCGGCTTGAAGCAAATACTTTCAATGGTAAAGCAATAACCGCCAATACAATTCAAGGAGACAGAATTGTTGCCAACACCATAACTGCTAATCAAATAGCTGCTAACACCATAACTGCTGGTCAAATAGCTGCCAACACCATAACTGCTGGTCAAATAGCTGCTAACACTATTACGGCCAATGAAATCGCGACTGGGACAATTACTGGTATTAAAATAGCAGCCAATGCAATTGGCAACACGCAAATTGAAAATGTAATGTCAATCATTGATCTGCAGTCAGATTTCGTTACAACAAATGCTATAATTAAAAGCAATAATTATATATCAGGCAGTGTAGGTTGGGCAATCAATGCAAATGGTATTGCTGAATTTAGCGACGTGTTGGTTCGTGGAACAGTTATCGCAAATGATGGTTATGTTGGCGGATGGGACATTGCTTCAACTTATATTGCCAGCAACAACGGAAGTGCTGTTCTATATTCTAATGGATATCTATATGCACAAGAAGGATTATTTCAAGGTTCATTATCGGGTGCAACAATAACGGGTGCAGATGGTGTTTTTAGCGGTTCAATGATGGTCTCGGATGGGACAAACGGTATTGAAATCACTACAAGCGGGTTTTTGAGAGGGACGGGTGGTTCCGGTATAAGAATAATGAACTCAGATAACAGCACAGGGAACACGCAGTTATTTAAGGATTTCATAAGAACTGATCGTTTTAGTGCTGAAGATTATTTCCTTACCTCCAATGGATCAGGCGCTGAGGCACGTATTAGGTCAACAGGGCGTTGCGATTTTACAATGACAAGCACTACTGGTGAGATGTTTGATATGAGTAGGGGTTACGACAACGGCATGAACTTCATAAGATTTGTAAATTACAATACTAACAACGCTGTTGGTGCTATTGAATTTAATGGAAGTTCGGCAGTTAAGTACGTCACCTCGTCAGACAGTAGATTAAAATCAAATATTAAAATATTGTCTAACGGTTTATCAATAATCAAAGAAATTAATCCAGTTTCATTTAAATGGATTGAAGATCCCAATAAAGAAGCACATGGTTTTATAGCCCAAGATTTATACAAAGCGTATCCCCATCCTGTCACAGTTGGCGGTGACGATGTTAAAAATAGTCCATGGATGGTTGATTATGCTGGGCTAGTCCCCATATTAACCTCTGCCATAAAAGAATTAATAGAAAGAGTAGAAAATCTAGAGGCTAGATTAAATGAGATAATCGGAGTATAATGGAATAATATGGCTTATGAAAATTATACTCAGGTTGCTTGGACAGCGGGTACCCCCATCACATCCGAGCGCCTTCAGCAGATGTCTGAAAACATACAGCAGGTAAAGGAGGCAACTGACGACAACCCGCGAGGTTTAATAAAAATTAAACAAGTTACATCTTCAATATCTCATCCAACCATGGACACATACCATGAGATAATAAATCTTAAAAATGAAGGTGGCGGTGTTGATAATTCAGTTACACTACCAGGTAGCAGATATATTAGGTTAAACCTTGTATTCCCCGGCATTCAAGTTTCCAACCCTGGGCAAGAAGATGCAACATATGTTTTAAGATTAACATCTGGTAATGTTCCTGCTTCTGGAACTGTTATATATAATTGGAAAATCCACCAGCCAATTCACACATACTTAAATGCCGCTGCTGGTGCTCCGACTACCGCAAATACAACCATAAGATCAGCTCCTATTATTTTTGGAGCTGGCACATACACATTTGTTACTACCACTTCAGCAGGAATTGCTGGTTCTAATGGTAGTGGAGTTTTTAATGTTGAAATTTACCGAGACAGCGGTTCAAGCAATGCCTTCCCGTCAACTTTCACAATTCCTTGCAATGAAAATAGAATGCAATTTTATGTAGAGGACATTGGCGGTCAGGGATAAAATGCAAAGACGAGAACTCGCATCCAAAAGAAAAGATGTTGAGTGGTCTGATAAAGTTGGTTTCGGAGAATCCAACCCAAACTATAATGGTGGTAAATACATAGACGATAAAGGCTATGTAAGAATACTCAACCCAGATCACCCCGCAAATATTAAGGGCTATATTTATGAACATAGAGCTATTTTTGAGGAATATTTAGAAAGATATTTGCATGCTTGGGAAAGCATTCACCACATTAATGAGATAAAAACAGATAATCGTTTAGAAAATTTATTTTTATGTTCACAGAAAGAACACAGCGCAATTCATAGAGAAGGTAAAAGGCCAAGCGAACAGCACCGTGAAAAGTTGCGCAAGAACATGAATGATAGAAATCGGGTTGGTAAAAAAAAGGTTACAAATCGGCTTCCTTCACCGAGAAAAAAATTCCCAAATGATTAAACCCGCCCCCTGCCAAATCTGATATAATTGACCTTATGAAAATTTGTGGAGCAGAGGGCTGTGGCGTGGAGTTCACTCCAAATACCGCCAATCAGCGCTATGCAGACTCATCGTGCCGTAAGTCTATTGACTCTATGGGGCTTTGTAAATATAGAAAAGAAAATGGAATTATTGAAATGCCAAAAGATGCTTTGAGCGACACCCCGATATTGTCGGAATCAGAATTAAAAATAAGTTATACAAAACTGCTGCAGGAGTTTGAAAAATTAAAGAGCAAAGAAGACCATTTAGCTGATGCTGTTTACCGTGCAGTTAAGGAAGACATTGAGTCTAACAAAATTGCTCCTGTTCCCAAACCAAAACTTGCCAAACTTTCTACTAAGAAAAATGAAGAGGTTGCTGTTGCCGTTCTCGCTGACTGGCAGTTGTGTAAAGTTACTCCTGATTACAACTCAACGGTTTGCGAAGGTCGGATTGACCAGTTTGCAGAAAAGGTTATACACCTTACTGAAATCCAAAGGCAGGACCATCCGGTTAAGGATTTACACATTTGGTGTTTGGGTGACATTATTGAAGGGGAATTGATCTTCCCTGGCCAGTCGTTTCTCGTTGACGGTGGTTTGTATAGACAAATTACCGTCGATGGTCCAAGAATAATGAAAAAGTTCATTACTAAGATGTTGGAAAATTTTGAAAACATAACCTTTGTTGGTGTGATCGGAAATCACGGTGCCATTGGTGGCAGAGGTAGAAGAGATCACGACCCAGAGACAAATGGGGACAGAATGTTGTATAGAATAGTGCAGTTAATGTTTGAAAGTGAAAAGCGTATTAAGTTTGTTATCCCAGACGGCCGGGGTGAAAGAAACTGGTACGGAATAGACAGGATTGGAAACTATACATCTTTATTAATTCACGGGGACCAGTTCGGTAGTCTTTCAACATTCTACTCTTTCCAGAAAAAAGTGTACGGTTGGAAGGTTGGTGCTATACCGGAACATTTTGATGATGTGTATTTTGGACATTTCCATACTCCTACTAAAATGACATTTAACACAGTTCAGTGCCGTATTTCGGGTAGCCCAGAGTCAACAAATACTTATGCAATGGAGAGTTTGGCTGCTGTTGGCAGAGCCTCTCAGCCTTTGATGTTTGTTCACCCAGAGAGGGGAATTGTTACTGCTGAATACAACTGCTGGCTGGATTGATTATGAACATCAAAGGTCTAAGGTTTAAGTGTTCCAAATGCGGTGGACCAAAGTTTGCAGGAGAAGAGTATTGGTTTGCTGGTGAGTATTACATTGATATCACATGTGCCATATGTGCAGATACTAGAGATGTAAAATTATCCTTTTTGAAAGATTTTGTCTCTAAGATGAATAGTGGTTATAAGAGGCAGAAATGATTAATAATGCTCTTGTTACTAATAAATTTTATACATATTCAAATTATATCGTTAAATTAAAAAAAATATCCAAGAGGATAAATAAAATTTATGTACAAAGACTTGATAACAAAGAAATTATTGAAATTCCTTTTGTTGGTCACGAAATAATTCTATATAGAATTTATACTGTTGGTGAAGTTGCTAAGATTGTGGAAAAAAGACCTGATACTCTTAGAAAATATGAAAAAAAATTTCTTATCCCTGAAGCAAAAAAGTTTGGGGGCGGATGCCCCGGTTATAGCAATTGGCGCTACTATACTGAGGAGGATGTTTACATCATGGTTGAATTTTTCAACACCAGAACACCTGGTAGACCAGTTGTAAATACAAAAAAATACACAATACAAAACCTTTCTCGGAAGGTCCAAGCAAAAACAAGGGAATGACATGGCAGAGAATACAAATGAAGTGGAGATTTGGGCATCCATTGGTATTACCAAAAATCTTGGCAATTACGAATCGCTAAGGCTTGATGCTGGTGCTAAATGCAAGGCGACTTCGCTTGAAGATGAAGACGCTTGGAAGAGACTTTGGGATTCAATTGACAGCCAAATTGAAGCCAAACTCCAAGAGTTAGACAGTGAAAAGCAGTAATACGCAAGATTGGAAATCTAAAGCTTTGTGTTTTGAACACAAAGATAGAAGTATTTGGTTTTCATACAAAAAATCAGAAATAGAACAAGCCGTTCAAGTGTGCAATGAATGTTCAGTAAGAAAAGAGTGCTTTACATATGCATGGAATTCTGGAGACATTTATGGAACTTACGGTGGTATTTCTGAATTTGAATATCTAAACTACACTTGGAAGGAGGTTGAAAATGAGCGACAGAACAACAGGACAAGATCTTCTTCTGTTCTTAGAAAAATCCTGCAGAGAATCAAATAAATTATTTATTCCAGATTCACCGAGGCAAGAGGCTGTTGCTCAAGCATTAGCCGAACACTACGACTCAGGGTTGTTGTTTGATTCCATAACCCATTTCGTAAAATCAAGACCAGGACCGTTTCTTATTTTTGATTTTGCGGTTGAGTCTAAAAAAATTACAGACAAGGTAAAGCAAGAACGAGAGTCTAAGAACATGTTTATGCAAATTGTTAAGGACACTCACGACAGAATGATGAAAGAATGAATTACGAAGTACGTTTGTTGAATTCTTTAATGCAAACAAATGATTATGTTACGGCAGTAAACGAAGGCATTGAAAATGTCTTTATAGAGTATAGAGATGTTTGGAATTTTATTACCAATCATTATGATGAGCACAAAAAAGTTCCGTCAAAAGAAACTGTAAAACAGCATCATCCCGAGTTTGAGTTTTATGCAACTCCAGAACCACTAAAATATTATATAGATGAGGCAAAGAAAGAGTCTTTGTCTTATCAAACTAGGGTTATTGTCTCTAGAGCAAATGCGCTTCTTGGTGATCTTGGTCCTAAAGAGGCGCTGGCGTATCTTATGGAGAACACATTACAACTTTATAAATTCTCCAGCAACCTCAAAGATACTGATCTTGCTGGTGAGTGGAAGGACAGGGTTGTTGATTTAAGAGAGCGAGCCAAGAGGGGCAATAACGAATTGCAGGGTATCCCTAGTGGTATCAATGTTATTGATAAGCAATTTGGCGGTTGGCAACCGGGTGATTTTATTGTCCTGCTGGGATGGACTGGAGTTGGTAAGTCTTTTATTGCAAGACTGTTCGCAGTAAACGCATGGCGCGCAGGCTACAGACCTTTAATTATTTCATTAGAAATGAATAAACAGCAGGAAGGCCACAGGCTAGACACTTTACTTACAAACGGCAGTGGTGTATTTACTAATACAGATCTTGTAAGGGCCAATCCAACTGTTGTTGAGCCTTATGAGAAATGGGCTGAGGAGACTTTTGATGGTAAGCACGCTATTCATCTTGTCACATCTGAGGGTCTTGAAACAGCAGACCAGAATATGGTGCAGGCAAAAATAGATCAGTATAAACCAGACATTGTTATTCTTGATTATCACGGTCTATTTGATGACGCTTCTGGTGCTCGCAATGAGACAGAGAAAGCCAAAAATTTATCTAAAGCTTTTAAAAGAATGGCAGTCAAGAATGGTGTGCCAATTGTTGATGTTGCTGCTGTAACAATGAGCGATGGTCACTCCGAAAGACCACCGGAATTAGAAGAGGTTGCTTGGAGCAAGCAGTTAGCTTACGACGCTGACTTAGTGCTTGCTATCCACCGTGAATATAATTCCGACCTGTTCCAGATCGTATCTAGAAAAGTCAGAAGATCAACACAATTTGGTTTCTTTTTAAGATGGAACCTTGAAACAGGGAAATGGCAGGAAGAATGGGATATTTAATACCTAAGAAAGCAATTTCAGGTGAAGCCGAAGATATTGAAACTATTATAAGGCTTAGACCTTGGATTGAGGATGAATGGCGCTCTCAGCACGGAGAATTTAAAAACACTGTGCTGAAAACAGACTACGACAGAAAAAATGAAATCTTCAAATTTCAAATCATTTTCAATATTTGATATGGAATCACAGATTCTTGAGTTGTTAGAGAAACTTTCTATTAGCATTGAATCTCAAACATCACAAGAGTTTAATTTGTTTTGTCCTTTTCACAAAAACAGAAATAGTCCTGCGTTCTATATCAATAGGAAAACTGGGCTTTGGCAATGCTTCAACCCATCTTGTGGCAAGAAAGGAAATTTCCGACAACTTTACAAAGCATTAACTGGCAAGCCATACGGTAAAGATATCAAGTTAGATCCGATTGCTCTTAAGAAAGAGATAGAAAAAGGTTTTTTCAAAAAAGAGCATACAGAAGACTTGGACATTGTTGATATTGAAATTGATTTTTCAAAAGAAGAAGATGTTGTGTTATTGCAGGGGATCACAAATCGAGGCATTACTCTTGAAACCCTTGAATACTTTGAGGTCGGCTTTTCCAGAGTTAAAGAAAGAATCGTAATACCAGTAAGGGATCAGTCTTATAAACTGGTCGGTTACATCGGCAGGGCAATTCGTGAGGATCAAGAACCTAGATATCTTTATAACCGTGGTTTTCGTAGGGCTGATTACCTTTTCAATCTCCAGAACGCCAAATCCTTTAACAGTTGTATAATTACAGAAGGCAGTGTTGATGCTATGGCAATTCATCAATCCGGTTATCCAAATGTTGTGTCAACTCTTGGAGCACAAGTAACATCCAGCCAAGTCAAGATGATGAAAAGGTATTTTGATTCAATCATAATTTTTTCTGATAACGACGAGGCAGGGGAGGCAATGAAATGTGCTATAATAGATCTCTGCCGTGGTAAAGAGATTTACACGGTGGAAAACTCAACTGGGCTTAAAGACCCAGGTGAGATGAACAAACAACAAATACAAAACATAATTGAAAACAAAAAACTTACAATATAGGAGAACAACATGTTTAAATCAATGAAAACTTTAAATGAATTAGAAAAGCAGGTGGTCACACCACAAGGTGGAAAATCATCTGTTAAGAAATATTTCACGGTGTCGGCAGGAGAGTCGTACCGGATCAGATTCCGTCAGGAAATGACGGAGGACGCTAAGAATTATGACGATGAGTCTGGTACTGCAATTAATGTGCCGGTTGTTACATCGCCAATTAATTGGAAGTGGAGGGCTGCCTCTACTGCCGGTTTAGAAAAGTACAACTATCGTTGCTGGGCTGCTGAGAAGTCTACTGTTGATAAAGCTTGGAGACCAAAGCCTCATCTTCTGATCAACATTGCTGTTGAGACAGAGCCGGGTGTTTGGGAGCCGAGAGTTCTTGACACGACTTTTAATCAGCGCCATGTTGGTCTTACTCTGATTGAGTATGCCAAGGAGTTTGGTACGATCACAGACCGGTTCTATAAGATTTCTAGAACTGGCTCAGGTGCATCAGATACAAACTACAGCCTGATCCCTCTTGAGGTTTCTGAAATGCCAGATTCAATTAAGAATTTGCCATATCATGATCTTACAAATATGTATTTAACTCTTCCTTATGAGAAGCAGGAGAAGTTTTATACAACCGGAGAAATTGAAAAAGACACTTGGTGAGGTGAATGGCGATGGGGAGCCCTTCGGGGCTCCCTATTTGCTTGTCCAAAATTATGAAGAAAAATATTGTTTTAGATTTAGATGGCGTTATTGCCGACATTGATACGCCCATATCCCAGATATTCATGGCAAAAGGCGTGGCCGATTATGACTATTCACATTGGTTGATTAGTGATTCAAATGATCCAGAGGCAATGAACGTATTCAACAACACAATATTTTGGAAAAATTTAAAGCCATACGCGGACGCATGGCACCAGATCAACTACTGGTTTAGCCAAAATATTGATATACATATTGTGACAGCAAGGCGCTGTAGTGCTGCAATGAAGACGACTCATGAATGGCTGGACACATGGAGAGTTGGAGCATCCAGTGTTTCTTTTACAAACATACATGAGAAGCACGGCGTGATTGAAAAATTGAATCCGGCTTTTGTTGTTGAAGATAATCCGAACGAAGTAAGAATTCTTTTGAATGAAGGTGTAAATGCTTACCTGAGAAAGCAGTGGTACAATGAACCGCACTGGAACGAATTTCCAACAATAGAAACACTTTACGATTTAGATTGGAACTAAATGATTGACTTTGTGCATTTGCACTGTCACAGCGAATATTCATTGCTAGATGGTATGTCTACGCCAAATGAAATTGCACAGATTACAAGTACAAACGGTCAATTTGCTTCGGCAATTACAGACCACGGCACGATGGGTGGAGTTCTTAAATTTCAGGATGCGTGTCGTAAGAATAATGTAAAACCCCTTTTTGGCATTGAAGCTTATTTTGTCCCCTCAATTGGTCAAGACGAACAAACAAAGTACGAGCGTTTTCATCTCATCCTTCTTGCAAAGAATAATGAGGGCTTAAACAAACTTTTCAAAATGTCTCAATTGGGTTGGACCAAAAACTTTTATTATAAACCACGCATTGATTTTGCTCTTCTAGAGCAGATGGTCAGGGGCGATATTGTTGCCCTTTCTGGTTGTATGGCCAGTGCAATTTCAAAGGCAATTGAGGCTGGTAATTATGCCAGGGCTGAAGAATTGTCCGAGAGATTTATCAAAATCTTTGGAGATGACTTTTATTACGAAATCCAAGCATGGAACTCAAAAAACCTCAATGACAATCTAATCAAACTGGCCAACACCTATAACAAAAAGGTTGTTGCTACGGCTGACTGCCATTTTCCAACGCACAGCCACCGTGGAGCCGAAGAGGTTCTTCTAATGGTGTCTCAGTACCCTTCATTAAGTGCTGCAGATATTAGAATTGCCCAAGCCAATATTACCTCAGTAAGCGACCACAAGCATGACCTTGTGGACAAGATAAATGCAATGTATCCTCAGAGGTTTTTAAGATTTGATGAGATTAATCCTTATATTGCAGATGCCCAAACGGTTCATTCTTGGTTTAGAGAGGTTGGCTATGATAATGTGCTATACCTTGAAAATACAATGGAGATTGCTGAGAAGTGTTCAGCCGAGGTTGTCACAAAACGCAATCTTCTTCCCAAATATTCCAAGGTTCTTGAATCAAACAATTATCTGCGTGAAATTGCAGAGTTTGCAATCAAGAACAGGAGTCTTGGTGAACAATACAAGGTTCGGCTTGAAGAAGAATTGTCAATTATCAACAATCTTGGGTTCTCTGATTATTTCCTGATTGTTTGGGATCTTGTTAAATGGGCAGACAATAACGGTATTGGTCGCGGCCCTGGTCGTGGTTCTGTCGGTGGTTCTGTTTTGGCATTCCTTTTGGATATTACTCTTGTAGACCCCATTAAGTATGGGCTTCTGTTCTCTAGATTCATCAATCCGGAAAGAAACGACTACCCAGATATTGACCTTGATTTTGAGGACAAGCGCCGTGGTGAGGTCCGTAATTATTTAAGAGAGCGTTGGGGTGCAGATAATGTTGCAGCTATCACGACATATGGAGAGTTCAAACCAAAGTCAGCAGTTAAGGATGTTGCTAGAGTCTTTCAGGTTCCGTATCAAGAAATCAATGCTATTACCCCATACTTTGAAACCATTGATGAACTGGTTGCAACAGAGAAGGGTAAAATCTTCTGTCGGAAATATCCAGATATTCCGACAACTGCAAGGATGCTTGAAGGTCGGATTAGAAATGCTGGAGTCCACGCTGCTGGCATGGTGGTTTCCTCGTTACCGTTAAGTGAAGTTTGCCCTGTTGAAACCCGTAAAGATTCGGCAACCGGTGAAAGATCGGTTGTTACGGCTTTTGATATGGAAGATGCCGAGGCTGTCGGTCTAATTAAAATTGATATTCTTGGTCTCAAGACTGTTTCTGTGATTAAAGATTGCATAAACAAGATTAAGGAAACAAGGGGAATTGATACACGAAAGGCATCGCTAACCCTAGACGACCCTTTAATTTTTGAGAATTTTAATTCTGGTAATACTGTAGGTGTATTCCAAGCAGATGCCGCTGCTTATAGAAATTTAATTGAAAGAATGGGCATTGACAATTTCAATGACCTAGTTGTTTCCAACGCCCTTGTTAGGCCAGGCGCTCTTCTTTCGCAGGGGCAGAAATACATTGACTGCAAGAAGGGCAACGCTAAACCTTCATACCCTCATGAGGTTGTGAAAGAAGTCCTTGCAGAAACTTATGGAACAGTTATTTTCCAAGAGCAACTGATGCAGATGGCGGTGCTTATTGCTGGTTTTACATGGGCCGAAGCAGACAAGTTGAGGAAGATCATTGGTAAGAAAAGGGATGTTGCCGGTTTTGATGAGTTTAAGGAGAAGTTTATTAACAATCCTTATATTACAAAGACTGCAGCAAAGAAAATTTGGTCTGAGTTTGAACTGGCAGCCTTGTACATGTTTAATAAATCTCATGCGGTTTCTTATTCAATGCTTTCATACCAAACGATGTGGTTAAAAATACATTACCCTGTTGAGTTTGTTTGGGCTTTGCTGTATAACGAAACTGCGACTGACAAGATTACTGCATACTTGATGGAAGCGCAGAGAATGGGTATCACGATATTACCTCCAGATATTAATATCTCAGGTGAGTTGTTCACAATTGATCGTGACGCAATTCGTTTTGGTCTTTCAAATGTTGCTTCTTGTGGTAAAGCTGCTATTGAAGAAATTTTTGCAAAGAGACCTTTTAATTCTTATGAAGAGTTCACAAATAAATGTCGCAAGACAGCTGTTAAGAGCACACTGAGAGAAAACTTTGACAAGGTTGGTGCGTTTTCTGAAATCGGTCATGCTTCTCAGTATGACCATGAAAAGTATTACTTGCCCATCTTGGGTTTCTCTCTCAAGCAAACTGGAGGGGCAAACGAAATTGACACTCTTGTGGGAGAGATTGTTGATTTCCATGAAACAAATTCTCCTCTCACTCTTGTAAAAGCGGTGGTCCGGTCTACAAAAAAGACACCTCAGTATTTGCGGATTGAATTTGAAGATCATTCAGGCTCAACAACAGTTTTTGCAGAAAGAAATACTGAACTTGCAACAAGAGATTTTGTTTATGCATTAATAGGTGACAGGACACTGCATGCTTTTTGTGATGCATATGAATACCACGGCACTCCTTTATACAACCTAATGATGAAAATATCAAAAGGCAAGCAACATGAACAAGAGTGGTTGTATAACACTGGTTTGGGTTTGGTAAATGATGAAAAGACATTGATGTATGTATTCCATCAGAGGACATTTACCACATCAAAAGGCACAGACATGTCCAACCTTTACTGCTGGGACGGAGACTCAATCTTCAAGGTTGTTATTTTCCCTGTAATTTTTAAAAAACTTAGACATGTTGTCTCGGTTGGAAATTGGTATGCTGTTAGACTCAATAAAATTGAGGACCAAAAAACATTAACTCGCTTAGATTCATACAAAATTGAAAACGAGAATGGTATAATTTCTATTGACAATTACATAGAAAGAAAATCTCTTAAAAAGGAAGATTATGTCAAGGTTTGAGGAGATAATCAAAACATCTAAATGGTCAGAATCACACGGTTCTGTTGGTAATCATTTAGGCATGGGATCTTTTTATTACACATTACCCTACTCGTTAAGAGCCAGTAGTGTTGTGTGCTTGGGTTCGGGGGCTGGCTTTGTTCCAAAGTTAATGGTAGAGGCGCAAAGAACATTAATTGAAGAAGGTCTTCTCGGCCAGTTTAATATTAATTTAATTGATGCAAATATTGGTCCCTGGGGGTTGCCCGTGTACACAGAGACAGGCATAGAGGGCTATCCAGAAATAAATCTGATTGTCAATACAACAGATGAGTGTTACGGTTTATTCCCTTCAATTGATTATTTACATGTTGATGCAGACCATTCATACGAACAGGTATATAAAGATTTAAATAATTATGGTGGAAATATGAACAAACATAAGGTTTGGGCTATAACTGTTCATGATACAAACAATAGCTCTGATGGGGATCATCCGACCATTGGCTCTTACTACGCCGCTGTTGATTGGGCAAAAGAAAACGGTCATGATATGGTGAATTTTGCGGTTGGGTGTGGAACTGCTTTAATAATGCCGAGAGTTGGCAAGTAGTGGACAGATGGGAATATTTAATATCAAAAGAGTATCTTTTGAGACATCACATTGCAGAATATTTTTTATCTGATGTAAGTTTTATTATTGATGTTGGTGCTTATAAAAGAACAATTGGGGGCGCGTACCCATATAATGTAATACCAATTGATCCTTTAAAAACAATGGTTGATTCCTATCATGGAACAGTTTCAGCATGGGTTAACGAACATGGTGATTTGTTGGATGATAATTTTGGTGTCATGGCGCTCGGTCTGGAAATTGAAGGCGAGAAAGATGAATGGGATTCATTTTTTAAGATTGTTGAGGAATCAAAAATTACCATAATTGAACACTCAATAGAACATCAACCGAGTGTTGATCAATTTGAATTAATAATGAAAAATACAAAAAAGACTCTTGTTGCATCAATAGATATGAAGTTTTGTCATGTTGATACCCCCGGGTTCATTCCTCATTCAACAAGAAGACTTGTTGTTTTACAATGAAAATATCTCTGCATACAGACCAGCATATTAAAGATGCAAATGGCGCTTCGGGTTACTCATACAGTTATTATAAATTTTTGGAACATTTTCCAAAATTTTCATATAGAAACAAAAAAATGCAAGTTTTGGAAAATTCACCAGATGCAAATACTCAATTATTCTATATGGAACCAGAGTGGTATAACTTGCATAACATGCAAAATTTGCGCTCTCCAGATTTTAAAAAATTTTACGATCATCAATACAAAATACAAGGGGTGCATTTAGAAGCAACTAAAGTTTGGGATCATTGGATTGATGCTATGAATTCTGTTAATGAAATTTGGGTTGGCAACTTTTTTGCTCAACAATCTGTATTAAATTCTAATATTAAAACTCCAACATATGTTTTTGAGATGGGTATTGATGATGTGTGGAAACCTAAAAAAAGAGGCAACAATCGTCAAATAAAATTCCTGCATATTGATTCTGGAAGCCCCCGTAAGCGTGCTGATCTGGCTCAGGAGGCTTTTTTAAAGGCTTTTCGTCATAGAGCGGATGTTTCTTTGACATTGAAATATCACGGTCATGAAGAAGCAAAGGGCTTTGGTCACTCATCATTCTTGGTGTCGCCACACGAAGGTATTAAATATATTTATGAAACGTATACCAAAGAAAAAATGGTGCAACTTTACTATGATCATGATGTTTTGGTATACCCAAGTGAAGGTGAAGGATTTGGTTTTATACCGCTTCAAGCTCTTGCGACAGGGATGCCTGTGATATCAACAGGTGTATGGTGTTCTTATGAAAATTATTTGGGGTCAAATGTTGTTGAATCAACAATTGGGCCGACACAACACACAGGATACACCCAGGGAGAAGTTGTTCTGCCAAATGTTGATTCATTAGTGTATCTTATGCGAAAAGTTGTAGACAACTTTGATACCGAAATAAAATACTATTTTGGTCAGGCACCGGCTGTTTACGCCAACTATAATTGGAAAACTCGCTGTGATGAGTTCTTGAAATCAGTTGTAAAAAGACTCGGAACAGATTTTTTTAGATAGGAATAAAAAATGTTAATAGTTGATAAGCGCAAGGGTGACACCATGCCAGTTCATGAGGTTATTCCTACGCCCAGCGTTGGATTAAATAGAGCATTGGGTGGAGGTTTGAACACAGGTGCAACACATTTATTTTGGGGTACGCCATCAGTGGGCAAGTCCACGATGGCCTTTAGGATTTTATCCGAGGCACAAGCAAGAGGATTCCGACCAGTTATTGTTGATTCTGAATATTCTTTTAACGAAGGGTATGCTGCCAAGTGTGGTATTGATATTGATGACATTGTTGTCATTCAATCAACAGTTGCAGAAGATATTCTTAAGAATGTCTATCCGTATTTGACTCATGAAGAAGAAAAACATATTTTTTTATTTGACTCTCTCTCAAATATTATTAAGGAAGAGTTTTACGACAAGCCTGAAGGTGGCAAAGCAATGGGTCTGCAGTCTAGATCTCAAGGTTTCCTGCTTCAAAAATTAGTCAACTATCTACATAAAGAAAGAAATATGATGATGTTTATTGCTCATCAAACTATTGATCTTTCTGGTATGTATGCAGTTACAAAAGCAAAAATGGGCAACACTGTTCATCACAACATGCACAATATTGTTAAACTGTTTTTGTCAATGTCTTCTAAGGAAATGGAAAGGGATGACACAAACATGATTACTTCACAGCGAGTCACTTGGACAATTGAAAAGACAAAGCAAATTCCAAGCATCGGGACAAGTGGTCATTACTATGTCCTTCCCCAAGAAGGTATCTTGGACAAGTATCGTGAACTCCTTGATATTGCTGTTGAGATGAACATTATTGAAAGGAGGGGAGCTTGGTTCTTTTATAAAGAAGAAAAGTGGAACGGAATTAGTAAGATTGAACTAGATGAAAAGCAGATAGCCGATATATCTGCTAGGATTATATCTAATGAACAAGATTAAAACTTTTATTTGTGATCCTGTTGGTTTTGCTTTGGGATTGTGTATTGTTTTCTTTATGGCTGCTGTGCAAAGGATGGAAGACAAACATGACAAATCAAGACCTTGGGAGTAATTTTAAAATCAATCCAAATGCCCGTGTGCATGCCGTGGTGACGACTATGCTGTGCCTTCCAAACCAGTAGAATAGTAATATGAAAATTGAAGACGACATAACAATTCATTACTCAATCGGTAAATACGGTCAGGATTTTTACGAAACTCCTTGCGGTTTAACTGGTGGAAAGTATTATGTAACAAAAAATAAAGAAAAATTTACATGTCGTTTATGTAAGGAGGCTTTAGATGAAAAGAAATGAAAAACAAGAAGCGAAAAGAGATGGTGCAAAACCAGTTAAAAACTCTGGCAGGGGTTTTAAAAAAGGGGATGCTGAATTTCATGAATTCCTCGTTGACTATAAACATAATGGCGCGTCATTCACTTTATCCAGAACAGCCTGGATTAAAATGCGTCGAGATGCTTGGAAGCAAAATCATAAACATCCTTGTATCTCGGTTGTATTTGGAGAAGATTCAGATGTAAAAGTTGCAATAGTTGAATGGCATGTCTTTAAAGAATTAATACGAGACAGTGATTATGAATGAAGGTAGAAAAAAATTAGTGCAGCGGTACGGTCCTGAAATAGTAATTAAATGCTGTCGTGAGTGGAAAACTCACTGGGGCAATGGTAGTTGGGGTAGATGTGGAATATGCCATGAAACACCAAAAATTATTATAGGGAAAAAATGGGATGAATAAGAGTAAAGTACATTTTACTGCTGCAAGAGATAACTGGAAAACACCAAAGGCATTTTATGAGAAACTTAATGAAGAATTTAATTTTGATTTTGATCCTTGTCCTCCTAATCCTCAGTTTGATGGTTTGGAAGTTGAATGGGGTAACTGTAATTTCGTTAACCCTCCTTATGGCAATGTTATTGCCAAGTGGTTAGAAAAAGCTGTTGAGGAACAGGCAAAAGGGAAGACTTCAGTTTTTCTTATTCCTAGTCGTACCGATACTCGGTGGTGGCATAACTTTGTCATGAATTCTGATGAAATTCGTTTTATCAAGGGTAGACTAAAGTTTGACGACCAGAAGAACCCCGCACCATTCCCTTCTGCTCTAATTATATTTAAAGGAAAATAAAATGAAACAATTAACTTATGGAAGTTTATTTGCCGGTGTCGGTGGATTTGACTTAGGTTTTGATGCAGCAGGTTGGGATTGTAAATTCCAAGTTGAATGGGATAAAAATTGTCAAGAAATTTTAAAAAGACATTGGCCTGGTGTAATCAAATACGAAGATGTGAGAACTGTAAGCGCAAAGATGCTTCCTGCTGTTGATCTAATTTCTTTTGGGTCGCCATGCCAGGATTTATCGGTTGCTGGTAAAAGATCAGGTCTAGGAGGAGAAAGATCTGGTTTATTTTTTGAAGGTGTAAGAATAATAAAGGAGATGCGAGATGCAACAAACGGAGAATATCCAAAATGGGCAATCTGGGAAAATGTCGCTGGTGCCCTCACAAGCAATAAAGGAGAAGATTTCGGTGAAGTCATCAACCAAATGGCAAACATCGGGGCATTGGCAATTGAATGGCATGTGTTGGATGCACAGTGGTTCGGAGTCGCCCAGAGAAGAAGAAGGGTTTTTCTCGTCGCTTGTTGGGATCCTACAGCCATTGAGCGAAGTGGAGGTCAAATATTATCTGTCCCCAAAGACAGCGATGGGGATATTAAAAAGGGCAGAAAGAAAAGGAAACAGGCTGCCCGAGCCCTTGAGGCAGGCATTAGTGAACCTATCTGGTGTAGAAAAACAGGATATAGTAAATACGGTCAAGGAGGGGTGAGCACATCTTTCTACAATCATGAACGACCTGATATGAATTCCGTTCCTGAACCGTATGTCAAGGTGGTTAGGTCGGGCGCTAGAGATGATGAAGGTAACCTGCCAGCCGAAGTGTGGCGTAGCGAGGAAACCAGTCCTACTTTAAATTCTTTTGATAATAGTGGTGAGAGCAGGGCTACTGTTTTAATTGTTGACGGTACTAGAGTCAACGATGTGCGCATATATGAAGATGAAATCTTCCCAACCTTGAAACATAGGATGGGCACAGGCGGAGGGCAAGTACCCTTGGTTGGTGAACAAATTGCTATTCCAATACAGGGCACGTTGATTGGTCGCTCAGACACGGCAGGGCCAGCTGGAAAAGGATTTGGTGATGTTGGTGATCCTAGTTATACTATTGATACAACATCTCAACATGCTGTATGCACACCAGAGCTTGTCTTAAGAAGATTAACACCTTTAGAATGTGAAAGATTAATGGGCTTTCCTGATAACCACACTCAACTTGATTCTAATGGTAAAAAAATTGCCGATACCAATCGGTATAAAATGTGTGGCAATGCAATAGCCTCACCAGTTGCCGAATGGATTGGCAACGAACTTCATAAATTAATTAGGAGTTAAAATGAAAATTTATTTTGCTGGACCTGATGTGTTAAGAAAATACGATCAGGGCTGGTTTGATTTCATAGCATCTATTTGTGAAAACTATAATGTTGAACCAATTTTACCCATAGACAACGGATACCAGGGCGAAAAAGTTGTAAAACACGAAGAGATATATGAAATCAATCTTGCAAAAATTAATATGGCAGATTGCATTGTGGCAAACTTACAACCTTTCCGTGGACCTTCTGCCGACCCTGGTGTTTGTGTTGAGGTTGGGTACGCTAGAGCCTTAAATAAAAAAGTGTACGGGCATTACAACGGTTATTTACCAGGTGAATATATTGACCGAGTGAACGAGTATCTACAGAAGGTTTACCATGATAGACCAGAATGGCTTAGATCTGAACTGTATCCCAAAATTGAAGATTTCAACATAATGGATAATCTCATGATAATAAACAGTTGCACAGAAATTTTACCCGATATACTGGGTGCAATCTCCCGAGCGTCTGGCTGGGCTGACAAAACTGAAAGAGACAAATTGCTGTGACGGACATTGTTGTCGATGTAGAATTAATTGGAAAACTTATGGGAGATAGAGCTCGTGAGTTTTTAGAGTGTATGAGGGTAGTGCAAGATATTGTTGATAATCCTAGTGATTATCATGGTGTCCAAGCAATTAAATATGCCAATGTTTTGGCTGCCTATAGAACTCAAATGATTATTAAGTCGCAGGCTTTTAAAAGAAAGTCTACTATGATGAGTGAACAAGACAAACTTGTAAATGACATTTGGAAAACAATGTATGAAGCTTTATCTGAAAATATAAATGTACTAAAAATTGCCGCAAAAGGAGCGAATAATTGAAATCTTTAAAAGTATTAAAGGCACCCAAAGAGGTAAAGGCTCCAAGGACTGATGCTGAAATAACCGAAGAGTTGTTATTAAAGATAGACAGCAGTTTAAATGAGAGGAACAAACCTGAATTTAAAAAAGTAGGTGGCTTCCACCCCAGTTATACCAACCAGTGCGCTAGATATTGGTATTATTTATTTGAGGGCGTTGTTTTGGAGACATCCTTCAGCGCACAAACGCATAGGATATTTGACAATGGGCATGCTGTGCATGATCGTCTTTATAAATATTTTAATAATATTGGGATCTTAGTTGCAGAGGAGATTCCTGTAAGTTATTCTAATCCTTCGATTGAAGGCACTGCCGATGGTATAATTGACTGGTACGGTCATAAATTAATTGAGCTAAAGTCAATAAGTTCAGAAGGCTTCCACTACAGACAACTCTACAACAAGCCAAAAGATGAACACTACAGGCAAGCTCAAATATATATGAAATGTTTGAATTTAAATAGTGGATATGTAATTTACGAAAATAAAAATAACCAAGAGATCTTGCCAATATTTATAGAAAAAGATGATGATTTTATTGACAAGTTATTTAAAAAATACAACAAGATCTACCAAGATTTTGTTGATGGTAATAAGCCAAAGCACCCTTACAAGAGAACCTCGGCAAATTGTCAAAACTGCGATTTAGCCAAGATGTGCTGGTCAGAGGATGCGCCGGGGGTTGAAGACCCCTTTTAACCGGAGGACGATGTTCGGAGAAGAAGAGCGGGTATGCACAAACCAAGATTGTTTAAAAATTTTTATTGCTAAAGTATACAATGCAACTTATTGTTCCAGTGAGTGTAGAAAAATTGTAACTAATCAAAAAACTTTAGCAAAATATCACGAAAATAAAAAAAATAAAAACAACAAAAGAATTTGTAAAACAAAAACTTGTACAACTGTATTGTCAAAATATAATAAAGAAAATCTTTGTGAACAATGCAAAATAGAAAGATTTATACAACGACTTGTTTCTTGGGGTTGGGACGAAGAAAAGCTCAGAAAAGAGTTATAATATTTGTGTGAGTTTAAAAAATATAGTTGGCAAACATGAGTGGTCAAGGGTTATTGCCCTTGACCCAGCTTCTCATTCTCTTGCTTGGGCTATAGTTGACAGAGAAAAAAACTTTATCGCAAATGGAAAAATTGATCTAGTAAAAGATAAAGATCAGTCAGATAAATTTAGAAAAATTAAAAAAGAACTCCTGTTGGTTGTTGAAGAATACAAGCCAGATTGTGCTGTTATAGAACAGTCTGTCTATATTCAAAATTTTCAGACCAGCAGGATTCTTTCATATATCATTGGGTTTGTTTGGGGGGTGCTGTCAGACAAATGTTCCACGATAGAGGATGTAAGCCCTCTTGTTTGGAAGCCAGCCATCGGCTATAAAAATTTGTCAAAGCAAGACTCTGCAAATTTAGCAAAGAATGGTCAAAAAGGATCTCTGCAGGTTAAAATGAAAAATGAAAGAAAGCAAAGAGTTCGTGAAATTGTCGGTGTAAGTTTTGGTTTACAAACTCCAAATTTAGAAGACGATGACATTGTTGATGCAATGGGAATTTCCCTTTGGTATTGGAAAGTCAAATAATGGCAAACGAACCCTACAAAGATCAAACTTGGCTTTACGAACATTATGTCAAAAAAAGAATGAACTTGACGGATATTTGCAAAATTTTAAAGCAAAGTTATGGTATAACTATAACTCCCCAGGCCTTATATAACTGGGTAAAAAAATATGATTTGCTTAAATTTAGAGGCAAAGGAAGAAACCTGGCCGCCACTTCTTTAAGAAAACCAAAATCAGCAATGCAGTTAGAGGTTGAAAGAAGAAGAAGACAAAGAGCAAAAGAGAATAGAAAAAGAAGAAAGGGATTAGGAAAATGAAAAGAAGCGTAACAGCAAGAGATATTACAACTTTTGCAAAATTAGATATGGTGTATAACCAAATTAGAGTAATTGAGGCAAAGCAGAACACAACCGAATACAAGTGCTTAGGCTCTGGTAAGTGCTGTCACATTGGTCTTGTTATTCCAATGACTGAGTGTGCCAATATAGCTTATAATTTAAATCAAAATTATTATTTGGTATTAGAGGATAAGGGACAAGAAGCTGCTGATGAATGGTTTGATGGTATTAAAAATGCCCTGATTGATGCCATGTATGATGAAAGTTGGCAACCAGGTGGTGAATCCAAAAGGCTTTGTGCTTTCTACAAAAACGGATGCACTATTTATAAATACCGCCCGATGGTGTGTAGAACTTTTGGAACCATTACAACTGTAGACAGTTACTGCCCCAGAATTAGAAATGCCAATGGAGAGATTGATCATTTTACTGGTGAGCCGGTAAAGCGAATTATTAAAATGTACCAAGACCTTTTGGCTGAATATGCAAAAGAAAAACATGAAAATTACGACATGACAGTGTATATGCCTTTGGGTGTTTTAAGTTTCTTACTTGAAGCAGAGGAACTAGAAAAATTAGCAAAAGATACAGACCCAAAGTTTTGGGTAGGAACATCTGGCTGGTACAACTACAGGGTGCAATATACAAAACTACACGGTTATTCGCTTGTAGAATTAAAGAAAGCCGCTAACAATTCTGGTAGAGAACTTGCATTTGACCCAGAAGAATAATATGACAAAAATTGTTTGGAATGGAACAAGTTTAGCTCAAGAAAGAAATGAAGGATATAAGAACGCCGAAGATAATATTTTCAACCATCTTGCTTCTTTTGAGTTTGAAATAGAAAAAACATGTTTAATACCAAGTGATGTCCAAATTTTAACTACATCTGGTATTGGTATTCAATATCAATCACAAGGTATAAATGTTGATTGTGATATTTTAATTAATAATCGTCTTCCAAATGATTATTCTTATTGCAATGGGTACAATATCGGATTTTCGTATTGGGAAACAAATGCTTTGCCTAAAGAATGGGTTGAGCACATGAACAAAATGGATGAGATTTGGACGACTTCGCGGTGGGCAAAGAATGTGTTTATTGATTCGGGCGTAGAAGTGCCTGTATTCAATTTTAAACTGGGGGTAGATAAAAACCTGTACAGCCCAAGTTTGAAAAAGTATCCACACCGACCTTTTACATTTTTAAGCATAGGTTCTCCTTCAATAAGAAAAAACAGTCAGATTGCTGTCAATGCTTTTTTAAAATTGTTTGGCGAGAGAGACGATGTTCATCTTCTTTATAAAAGCGTTGATTCTCCAGATGCAAGAATTTTTAAAAATGGAGAAATGAAGAGTGTATACAATCAGCCTAACATAACAGTTGTTGATGTAGATTTGCCAGCAAACGAATTAAGTTTAATTTACGATCAAGTTGACTGCTTAATATATCCAACAAGCGGGGAGGGTTGGGGTTTATTGCCTTATCAATCTTTGGCAAAAGCAATTCCAACAATATGCACTAACGCTACGGCATGTACGGAGTATGCAGAGCTGTCAGTTGCTTTGGATTATAAAATGGGAACAACCAACATGAATGGTATATATGAAGGGCATGGGCAATGGGCAGAGCCAAATTTCCAAGATTTATGTGATAAAATGTTATATGTAATTTCTTCTTATGAAGAAGTTTCTGCCAAGACATACCAAAATGTTGTAAAAGTATATGATGAAATGATTTGGGAGTCTGCAGTGAAAGATTACGGTAATAGAATATGCCAGATATTGAAAGAGCAAAAAGTCAAACTTTAATTGAAAAATTAAAAGATGTTGAAGATGTAGGCCAACTTCATGTAAAAGGTTATTCTATACATGAAATATCATCTTTAATGTCATTAAAACCCGGCGAAGTCAAAGACTACATAGAAGAGTATAAAAAAATACTTTCTAAACAGGTGGACGAAGACCCTTACTTTCTTGAAAGAGTTCAGTTTAATACAATCAAAGCTTTACAAGAGTTTGACCAGTTAAGCAAAGAAGCATGGGAAACAATCAATATTGCTACAGATCATGGCATGGTGCCAGCGAGAATTCAGGCAATCAAATTAGCGGGTGAGTTAGCTACCAAAAAAGCACAGTTGCATAAACTATTGGGCATGAACACTTCTGATAGTGATTATATTTCAAGAATGCAGAAGGCAGAAAGTGTGAACCAAATCTTATCAAGAGTTCTCAGAGATGTTATTTCAAAATATCCAGAGATTGCAGACGCTGTTAGGAAGGAACTTGCAATAGCATTTGAGATTATGGACAAAGAAGATGTTATTGATACAGAAGAAATTGAAGAGGCTGAAATTGAAAAATAATTTATACCAAGAGACTGTAATTTTAGACATTACGCTTATACAAAGAGACCCTTCAAACTGCCCCAACCCAGGTGTTTATGTCTGACTTTATTGGTGTCAATCTTAATTATGAAGATTTTGATAAATTGTTGAATCAAGATGAACTGGTTGAAGAACCAGTTTCTATTGACGTTTTTGTTACTGATAAAAAATATCTTGGTCTCCCTAATTTGTCGCCAATTCAATCAGAAATTGTCCGTCATAGTACGCAAATTTTTAAAGAAAAAACATTACAAAAGATAATGGGTACAAAAGCTGGTAGTGATTATTATAAGAAATATACAGATAATGAAGTGATTTGCATGTTGGGTAAGGGTAGCGGAAAAGACCACTGCTCAAGGATCTCAATTGCATATACTTCTTATTTATTACATTGCTTAAAGGACCCGCTTGGTTATTACGGTAAAGCCAACGGTGTGTATATAGATTTGCTCAACCTGGCCGTTAATGCGCAACAAGCTCAGCGTGTTTTCTTTGAACCTCTCAAAAACCTTTTGTTGAGTTCTCCGTTTTTTAATCAAGTTGGTTTTGAACCCAGAGTCTCTGAGATTTTTTTCTTTAGCAGACCTGTAAGATGTTTCTCTGGTCACTCTGAAAGTGAAGGTTGGGAAGGTTATGAAGTTTTAACCGTTGTGTTGGATGAAATATCAGCTTTTAAGACGGACGCAGAAGTTAAAGGTGAAATCCGAGCAAAAGGCTCAGCCTCAGCGATTTATAACATGAGTAAGTTATCCGTTATGTCTCGTTTCCCCGAAGTCGGCAAAGTTATTCTACTTTCGTTCCCAAGATATAAAGGAGACTTTATTCAGCAAAGGTACTTCGGCTCAATTGAGAAAGGAGAACCTAAAACTTGGTCAATTAAAGCTGCAACTTGGGAAGTTAACCCTACTATCCAAAGAGAGCAACTTGAGTCCGAATACATCAGAAATCCAATTGAGGCAAAGGCTCGCTTTGAGTGTGAGCCACCTAACATGGAAGATGCTTACTTTAGAGATGCAGATCTTGTAAGAAAAGCTTTTATGCACAGCGATAACCCTGTTGATGAAGACGGAGTTTATAAGCCCTGGTTCAACAATAAAGATGGACACAGGAGATTTATCCATGTTGACCTTGGATTAAAACGAGACAGATCGGCTTTATGTATGACTCACTGTTCTGGCTTTAAAGAAGTCAAAACTTCAATGGGGATTGAAAAGTTGCCGATCATTAATGTTGATTTTGTTCATGCTTGGGAAGCAAGCCCCGGTGCCGAAATTAACTTTGCTTCTGTGCGACAAATGATTATAGATTTGTGTAGAAAATTTGATGTTGCTAAGGTGACTTTTGACCGTTGGCAATCAATTGAAATGATCCAAAGCTTAAGGGCTCAAGGCATTAATGCAGATTTCCATAGCGTTAAGAAGACAGACTATGACACCTTGATGACTTCAATTTATGACACAAGACTGAGGGGGTATTGGAATGAACTTCTTGTTGAGGAAGAATTGTTGAAATTAAGACTTTTTTCCAATAATAAAATTGACCATCCCAATTCTGGAAGTAAGGATTTGGCTGATGCTTTGGCCGGTTCTGTTTTTAATTCTATTGACAACATGGCCGTAGAGTTAGAACTTGAAGTTGAAATATATGGTGTTGAAGATCCAAGAGCGGTTGAGGATTTAGAAGACATGGAAGATTATGGAACTGTGACAGTTTATAACTCTGATATTAAAACCTTTGTTGATGGGTATAGCAAGCATGAATTAAATAGTGAAGAAAATAAAAAATGGTTAGAGATTATCTAACGGTCTTTTCCGAAACCAACCGGCACCAGTCTTTTGGGCAAACAAAGAATTTTATAATTCATTGAGAAACAACCGACAATTCAGTTGGGTGACTGCTACGATGACGTTCAACAGAGAGCAAGGTGCTCTCGCAAAAATAAGGAAATGACAATGAACATCAGTATCCAGAATGTTGATAGTTTTCCCCAGATCACTCGGTCGGGTAGAACATCGGCAGAACTTCAGTCAATCATTGATTCTTTGATTGATTCCAGCAAGACGGGAGCGGTTAAGATGATCGCAAATGTTGAGCCTGGTAAGAAGTTTAATTCTTTACAGCAGAGAATTCGTGCTCAAGCCAAGAAACTTGACATGAAAGTTACGATTCACTTTGATCGGAACGAAAACAAACTGTTCTACCGCTGCCCAACTGTTGCTGAAAATAACTCAGAGAATGCAAAGAGCAGTGTTACGGCTAAGGATGTTAAGTCTGTCAAGACTTCTTCCAGGAATAATGCCTAATTAATTTGTAAACAAAATTAAAAAAAATGGGCTTGGGTAACTCCCAGGCCCATTTTTTTTTGTATAATTTTCTATATGACAATTTTCCAAGAAGAAACCATTGAGATTAACGCTGAGCAAATTGCTGAGTGGTATCCAATGTTAGCTTTACCATGTTATGACCAATTAATATCTGAGCCTACTGTTATGTCTTTAATTAGAACAGCCATGGCTTTTAAAGAAGTCGGCTTAAAATTTTCAGTTTGCACGCTTTCTGACTCTTTAATTTCTAGATCAAGAAACCAGATGGTTGCCAAGTTTATGGCCAATGAAGAGTTCACTCATATCATGTTTATTGACTGTGACCTTGCTTTTATTCCTGATGACATTATAAAACTTTTATGGCATGATAAAGATGTTGTTACCGGGTCTTATCCAATTAAAAATGTAAACTGGGAAGCTGTTGCTTTGGCTGCAAAAAATGGCGTGGAGCCAGATAAGTTATTAGAGCACGGTTTGAGATATGTTGTTAATGCTATTGCAGATCCTGTCAATAACCGTGTTGAGGTTGATAAGGGTGCTATTTCTGTTTATGATGCCGGTACTGGTTTTATGCTCATAAAAAGAGAAACTATTTTCAAACTTATAGAAGCATACCCCCATTTGAAATATGTTGATGATACAGGCGGTCTTACAAAAGAAGAAGGTGAATGGACATACGCTTTCTTTAATTCTTATGTTGATGATGTCAAGCACAGATTCTTATCAGAGGATTATGGATTCTGTAGATACTGGCAAGAAATTGGCGGTAAAGTTTGGACAGATCCATCTATTGAAATGACTCATTGGGGTCGTATGAGATATGAAGGCGTAATGGCTAACTGGCTAGAGCGCAATATCGTTAAGCCAGATTAGTTTGGAAATCGGGAAAAAAGCAAAACGCTGCGATACCCCAAGAAACGCATACTCAATTTTAGGATAATTTTAAATAAAATCACGGGGCGTTAATTATTTAATTGATGATTTATTCCCGGCTTGATCGCAGTCTTTGTGCAAGCTTCGCGGCAGGCTTTGCGGCAGCTTTGTGCGATCTCTTCTTTTTAGGCTTTCATAAAGAATTCGCTGTTTAGCGGCCGATTCCGTCAGCCAAAAAAAAATGTGTTCTATGTGTAGTGTATGAATTTTCTGTCTGATAGGCTGTCCCAATGGGTGACCCCATGAGTCAGCGAATAAGTCTAATGATAAGTTTAATGAAAGCGATAGGTGATTAGTATGTTCATACCTGACAACAAGTCAAAGGCAGAGCTTATTGATGATAAATTGATGGGCTTGGAGATTGAGGATGAAGATAACGATTATGGCGTGGTTTGCCGTATTGAGCAAGTTGATTCTAACTTTATCTGTTACACAACCAAAGGCTTTCAGTTTAATGCTGGTCTTCTTCTTAATCTTGTAGCTGCGGTAAATCGTATGACTAAAGCTCAAGATCAGCGTAATAGCAACAATGATCCAAACATTGAGATTTTGGATCCCGAAAACAATTTCTCAAATACTCAGGTTCGTGCTAGACCAAAAGCTCACAGTAAGTCAGCACAAATGACTGGCCGTATTGATACGATTGCCAGAATCAATAACGAATCAATTAATATTACAACAACTGTAACTAGCAATGATAGTTTCCCGGAAAGGATTCAGTAATGGAAATTAGAAAACTAAGTGCTGCGGAATACAATAAAGCTAAGACAAGATTAGTTTCGCGGCGTAATACAAAAAGAAAGATGACTCCATCTCTTTATGATGCGCCATCTGTTGAAAAAACCTATTGGGGTAATGATCCAGGTAGTGAAATCATTAAGGGTCAAGTTAGACCAGACATTAGATTTTCTCTGAACCTTGGCCATATGTATGATTTTCTATCTGACGATAGAGTTTCAAAATTGTCAAAGGCAGACCGTGATAATCTCCGTGAGTATGAGTTCCATTATATGACTATCTTATTCGCAACAGATGGAATCAAAGAATTTATGACTCCTGATACTGAGCATTTTATGGTCGTAGATTTTGACGAAACAGCAGCCAAATATACTTTTACTCTAATCTGATTAGAGCAAGACAAAACAAAACAATGAATAAGGTCAAGGCAATGCCTTGACCTTTTTTGTTAACTAAAAAAGTAAGGTAACTATATGGATATTATGATTAATTCAAAAAAAGCAAACCTCCGTTTTAATACGGAATTAGAAAAAAAGATTCACCGTATCATATCTACAATAAAATATGGTGAAGAAATTATCATTGATGTCGATACTGATATCAAAGAAATTTTAAAAGCAATTAAAAAATCTCTTTTTTATAATTGCATTAATGATGCAAAAGTAACAAAGTTAGACGACAAAACAAAAATTAAAGTTAAAATAGATTACTAATTATAAGGAAATAACAATGACAGCGAAGACAATAGAAGAAATTTACTACGAAATGGAAAAGCGTGGACAAATTGCTCCGGTTGGAGAATGTATTTATTGCGACCGAGAAAGGGCAAAAGGAAACATAGTATTTCCGTCGCACGAAGCTTTTTCTTTTTGTAGGTCTTATCCGGGTGGTAGAAATCATTGCACTTGCGATACTTGTTTCTGAAAGGAAAAACAATGGCAATTTGCAAATATTGTAACTCTGAATTTTCAGATGAGCGTTTAGAAGCTGGTTACGATTATTGTATGGTTGGAGATTGTGCTAACAAAGGACTTGCTGAAAAGACAGCAGAGTTCAGAAAAATCTACATTCCAGCTTTACTTCATAAGTGTAATTACTTTTGGACTAGACGAGATCAATTGCAATTACTTAATGTTCGGTCTGATTTATTGGCTGGGCATGGTGATATAAATGATATTAGAAAAGACCCTTGCAAAAAGGAAAACAACAACAATGAGTAAAAAACCAACCTTACAAGAAGCAGCCGTTCTTTCATTAACACTTGAAAGATTGATTGATCAAATCCGTGAAAATGGAAGTTCCGAGTTGCTTAAAAAAGATGAAATTGATCAAATTGTTCAACTCAGCAAGAAGCTGACTTATGAATTGGGCTGGGCAGTCTTCAATGATCGCGCCAGAAGATCAGATGAATCTTAATAATTTGATCAATGACACAATTAAAGAATTGTGCATAAAACAAGTTCATTTTCTCTTGGATTATCCAAAAAGAGAAAATATAGTGGTTTATGATTGGGCTTTAGATATAGAGCATAACCAAGATTTTGCCATTTGGGAATTGGAATATTTAGGAAAACTTTAGAAAGGAATGACAATGTACGCAACTGAAGAATGCACTTGTGAAAGAGATCACAAAGAAAAGTTCATCTGTGATTTTTGTTTTGATGAATTCAAATCAGAATTTGAATGGTTAATGAATTCTGTCGTAGATGAGAACGGAGAAAGATTTCGGGATGAAACTGAAATGCTTTGTGTCAAAGCAAGGCGTTCAGTTAGAGATATCCAAAAATACTTGAAATCTCTTATGAATAAAGGACTTATTAGTCACGAAAGAGTTGATGAAATGAACGCAAATCTGAATGAAATTAATTTTCTTCTTTTCTGGACGGATATGCTTGATCGTGGCGTATAAGTGTATAAATTGTGAAGCGGTTTATGATGAAGAACCGGAAGAAAGAATCTGTACAATTTGCTATGAGCAAAGTGTTGTAAAAGAAAGAGATGAAAGGGTTAACTAATGACATTTCTTTGTGAAATGTGCTGTGCTGTTTTAGAAGATGACATTTCATTTTGTGATGATTGTTTTAGAACTATGCCGGAAGACAAATGGGTAAATGTAAATTTTCTAACTGCAAAATGGGAAAGTGACAATGGAAATAGATTATATGTATCTTGGTCCAACGCCTTGTGATGAAACTTGTGCTCAAGTTGGACAAGATGGTTATAGATCATTAGCAATAAAAGAAATGAATGCTTATATTGCTCAACTGTATCGGACATTTGCTGATGTTGATCAATTCAATGTTAGTTTTAAAATTAAATGGGAAACCCATGATTTTGGAACCTATGGAGAAGTGATTGCTGTTTATGATGCTGCAGATCAAGAATCAACAAGAAAAGCTTTAGACATTGAATGGCGACTCCCTGAAAAATGGGATGATGAAGCTCTAAAAGAAATAGGAAAGGAAAATCAATGAGATTCTGTGGAGAAATCCTCTACAATAAGGGATTGGATAACGAAGACTTGGTGCATTCCGATATCTGTCACAATTGCAATCCGAAATCAGATCCGAATAAGGAGATGAGCAGCAATTACAGAGAGTTTTTGCATGCTGCTTTGGATGAGTGGTTGGACAACGCAAACGGAACCGGTGCGTTTTGGCTTGGAGATCCGCAATACTTCTTGGATTGGGAAAAAGATAATGATTGAAATAGAGAAAATCCCAGATTACGCTCGTCATGCTTTACAAAAGCCTGACTATTTTTCTTATTGGGGTTCTGACGATATGTTTGTCACTTGGGGTTTTACCGGAATTGATCGTTACGGAAATTCTAGTTTAGTTGACCTT